GCGGGAGGCGTGAAAAGCGATTTGAAAAGGCTTTGCGCGAAAAAGGCCTGCTGCCGCTGAACATGCAGACAGCCATTCCAAAGAATCCATATCCCGGCAGCGATGATGGCCACGGGAACTTGAAGGGTTCGTTCGTTGTCACCCTATTGAGCTACTTGCAGGCTTTCAGGGAAAACGGCTATCGGGCCAACATGACCAAAAACAAAAAAGCCAAGATGGCCGACATCACGCGGTTCAGTTCGCTGAGCACGCGCAAGACCTTGAAAATGACCAGGGGCGTGGAGTTCTTTGTGTCGAACGGCGAGCGGATTGATGGCAAGAACCGGGCGCGGCACCTGCAGCCGGGGATTTATGCGCGGTCCGGGATTCACGGGTCGGACATTCGGCCGGTGCTGATCTTCACCAGGCGCGGGGTGTATGCGCCCCGGCTGGACTTTGAGCGGATTGCGCGGCAGGCGGATGTGGAGGCGCTGTTTCAGCGTAAGGCGCGGTCGGCGATCTATCAGGCATGGGAGAAGGGGCGCTGAGTGCTTGGACAAGGTGGCAAGCTGGGCGGGCATGGTTTGGCAAGGTGGCAAGCTGGCCGCCGAGGGTGGCAAGTTGGGGGCGCAAAAAGCAAAGTCCCGGCGTTTTCTTTGCGCGTGAAAACCCCTTACAATCAAGCGCATGAGCACCACCATTGACCTAACCCGCATCATGACCCAAACCGAGTTTGGGGAGTTGGTGGGCATCAGTCAGCCTGCGGTGTCTGACCTGTTGCAGCGGGATGTGATCAAGCCGGGGCAGGCTTGCGGGGAGTGGCTGGGCACGTACATCAGCCATTTGCGCGAGCAGGCGGCTGGGCGGGGCATGGACGGGGAGCTGGCGTTTCAGCGGTCGGAGCTGGCGCGGGTGAGCCGTGAGCGGGCCGAGATTAAGCTGGCGCTTGAGCGGCGCGAATATGCGCCCGTGCAACTGTTGGAGCAGGTGCTGGCCACGGTGGGGCGGTCGGTGGTGGGCGTTTTGGAGCCGCTGCATGTGAACCTGCACCGGCTTTGCCCACACCTGACGCCCGAAGATTTAAAGCTGATCCAGTTGGAGGTGTCGAAGGCCTGCGACATTGCGGCTGGGGCATCGCTGGCCGTGCTGGACGTGGCCGAAGAAAGCGCGCAACCCGAGGCCGAGCAGCCGGTGGACCAAGGGTTGGATGGGCTGGATGATGATGTGATGAATTGATCTTTTAACCCGCAAAGGAAGTGATGATGAAATACGAAAGATTTTGGTTTTGGACAGGAGTGTCGGTGGTTGTCCTCCTGGACGCCGCCTCATACGCCTATCGAGGTGTTTTTGCTTTGGCCGCATTTCATTTGTTTCTTGCAGTCGCGTGCTTGGGTTGGGTTTTCATCATGCCCACGATTGACAAGCCAACAACGGGCTGGTTTTTGCGTTTGATCGGCTTGAAGACGGACCGCCAGCCCATGGCCACTGCGAAAAGTGGCGGGTGGGAACCGCCGAGAAACTGGAACCATCGACCTGACGGCATGAAGCGGCCAGAGCCGCCGACTGGACCACCAAACCGTGTTGATCGGGCGGGAGTATTCATTGCGCAACCAACACCCGAAAGGCGTGGCGGGATTGGATTTTGGGATTTGCCGCGCGCATGGCCTGATGTCGAGGATGCGGCGGGCGCTGGGCTTGCACGGGCTAGGCAAGCAGCAGCCGAGGAAAAAACAGAGCTGGATTTTCGCATCAGGGCGCTGTCTGGATTTATGCGCAGCCCACACCGAGGCTTTGACCGCATTAACCAGGCGGAGCAAGACCTGCTGCGCCACCAGTGCGAATTGATGCAGGGCTATTCTGAGGTGCTGGGTGCGCGCATTGCGAATTGGCGTGATGGGGGCGGGAAGTGAGCCAAAGGGTAGAGATTGGCGATGCGGTTTTGTACCTGGGCGACTGCATGGACATTTTGCCCACGCTGCCAAAGGTGGATGCGGTGATTACTGATCCGCCTTATGGGATCAACGAGTCAGCAGGTAAGTCAAAAACACGAACAGGCCCAGGAGTAATTGGGGGGGGGGAAGTACGTGGTTGACTACGGAAACGACACCTGGGACAAATCGACGGTCAGCCAAGAGTTGATTGATGCTGTCATTGCCAAAGGAAATAACGCAGTTGTTTTCGGTGGAAACTACTACCGGCTTGCGCCAACTTCGTGCTGGCTTGTTTGGGACAAACTCAACGGCGACAACGATTTTGCAGATTGCGAGCTGGCCTGGACAAACATGTCGAAGGCCGTGCGCAGATTGCAGTTCCTTTGGCATGGAATGTTGCGGGCCAATGGAGAAAAAAGAGGCGATCACCCAACTCAAAAACCGATTGGCGTCATGGCGTGGTGCGTAAAGCTCGCAAGCAACGAGTCCGACACCATCCTAGACCCCTTCATGGGCAGCGGCACCACAGGCGTGGCTGCTATCCAGCTTGGCCGCAAGTTCATCGGCATCGAGCGCGAACCAAAATATTTCGACATCGCTTGCCAACGCATTGAGCAAGCCGTGGCGCAAGGCCAGTTGTTTGCGCCGGAGCCGGTCAAGCAAGTGCAAGCCCCCATGTTTTAAGCCATGCAAAACCCGTTTGCTCAAACCTGGTCGCACGTCTTCCCTGAGCTGCAGCGCAGCATTCGGGCGGCGGTGTCGCGGGGCATGGAGTCGCTGAAGACGCCGGAGCCTTTGACGGGGGATGAGTGGGCGAATCGGCATTTTTACTTGTCGGCGGAGAGTAGCCAGGGCGAGAAGCGGTGGGAGTCTTACCCGTTTCAGCGGGTGATGTTGTCGGCCATGGGTGACGATGACATCGAAGAGGTGGACCTGCGCAAGTCGGCTCGGGTTGGCTACAGCAAGATGCTGGTGGCGATCATGCTTTACTTTTCGCACCACAAGCAGCGCAACCAGTGCCTGTGGCAGCCGACCGATGCGGACAGCGACGAGTTTTGCAAGAGCGAGGTGGAGCCCGCGCTGCGCGATGTGAAGGTGATGCGCGAGGTGTTCCCCATGTTCATGGCCAAGAGCAAGGCCAACACGCTGAACATGAAAAAGTTTCTGGGTTCGCTGCTGTACCTGAAGGGCGGCACCAGCGCGGGCAATTACCGGCGCATGACTTTGCAGTGTGCGCTGCTGGACGAGTTTGACCAGTTTGACCAGAAGATTGAAAAATCAGCCGACCCGTTCACGCTGGCGCACAAGCGGCTGGAGGGGGCCACGTACCCTAAGATCATTTGTGGCACCACGCCACGGGTGAAGGGCCTGAGCCACATTGAAAAGCGCGAGCAGGCCGCCGATGCGCGAATGCGCTTTGTGATCGAGTGCCCGCATTGCCATGTAGAGCACCCGCTGATGTGGGGCGGTAAGGATGTGAAGCACGGCATCAAGTGGGACCACCACGACCCCGAGGGCACAGCGCACCACGTTTGCCCGCATTGCCACGGCAAGATCACGCAAGACCATTACCTGCGCATTGCGGACAGCGGGGTGTGGGTGAGCGAGTGCGGCAACTACCGGGCGCAGCACCGGCCACACTACCAATGGACGGACGGCACGGGCGCGCCGCTGCTGAAGCCGCCCCGGCATGTGGCTTTCCATGTGTGGACGGCGTACAGCCCGCAAACCACCTGGGGCGTGATCGTGCGCCAGTTTTTGGAGTGTGTGCGCGCCGCCAAAAACGGCGACAAGGCCCCACTGGAAGGCTTTGTGAATGAGACGCTGGGCGAGACATGGGAAGAGGAAAGCGAAAAGGCCGATGTGCACGCGCTGCTGGCCAGGGCCGAAGATTACCCGCTGCGCGTGGTGCCCATGGGCGGCCTGCAGCTGGTGGCGGGCGTGGACGTGCAGGACAAGTGGTGGGCGATTGGCATTTGGGCCATTGGCCGCGGTGAAGAAATGTGGGCGGTTGACTGGCAGGTGATTGACGGCAACCCAGCCGACGAACGCGAGTGGCAAAAGGTGGATGACTACCTGCAGCAGCCGCTGCAGCACATTGGCGGTGCGCCCATGAAGGTGGCAGCGGCTGCGGTGGACACAGGCGGGCACTTCACGCACCAGGCCTACAACTTTTGCCGCAACAACAGCGGCAAGCGGTATTACGCCATCAAGGGCGACAGCCAAGACAACAAGCCGGTCAAGGGCCGGGCCAGCAGCCAGGACGTGAACTGGCGCGGGCGCATCATCAAAAACGGCGTGAAGCTGTGGATGGTGGGCACCGACACGGCCAAGGATTTGTTCTTTGGCCGCCTGAAGGTCACGCAGCCCGGCGCGGGATATGTGCATTTCAGCAAGCATTTGCCGTCCGAGTTTTACAGCGGCATAACGGCCGAGGTGCGCAAACAAGTGCGCATGGCCAGTGGCATCAAGTATCGGTGGGTTAAGGTTTCGGACAGGAACGAGGCTTTGGACTGTTTTGACGAAAAAACCGAGGTTTTGACGCGGCGCGGCTGGTTGCCTTTTGCGGATGTGACGCCCGCCGACATGATGGCCACCGTGAACTTGGAGACGGATGAAATCGAATACCAGGCACCACAGGCGCTGATTGACAAGCCTTACAGCGGCGAGCTGGTCACGGTCAATGGCAGCCGGTTAAATTTTGCAGTGACGCCGGGCCATCGCATGGTCACGTACAAAAAAGAGTTTGACCGAGCGGCCAAAAAATGGCGCTTCGACGTGCCGCCCAAAATCACCTTGGCCGAGGATTTGACGATTCACCACACGATCAAGATTTCAGGCAAGTGGAACCCTGAAAAATCGCCCGAGACGACCAAAATTGAGGCGTGCTACAGCAGCCAAGGCCAGCTTTTGCAACCCGAGGTGCACGTCAACACCGTGGCGCTTGCCGAGTTTTTGGGGTGGTATGTGTCTGAAGGGCATGCGCGCAAAAACTACCACGGCCAAAGCGTGCGCCGCATTGTTGGCATAGCTCAAACCAAGCAAGAGGGACGGGCCAAAATCGAAGAGGTGCTCAACAAGCTGCCCTGGACGTGGCACTACGATGGCCAAGGCTACATTTTTACGAACAAGCAGCTTTTTGATTACGTGATGGCCAATTGCCCCGGCGACCAATTTGTGCGCGCCGTGCCTCAGTGGATCAAAGACGCCGACACGCAAGTCATCGCTGGGTTTGTTGACGCCGCCGTGCTGGGTGACGGCTGGACGCAAAAGGGATGCAGAAGCTATGCCACGATCAGCCGCAAGCTGGCAGACGACATGGCTGAATTGTTTTTCAAGCTGGGCGGATCACCAAGCCTGACCGTGCGGCCAGCCGCGCCGTACTGCATACGCGGCCAATCGGGCACAAACACCCGCGATCAATACCATGTGCGCGAAAACAACAAGCGCAGAAGTGCCGCATTGGATGGCAAGGGTAGAACGCTGATGGCCAAGCGCACGCCTTATGAGGGGCGCGTGTACTGCGCAACAGTGCCCAACGGCACTTTGGTGGTGCGCCGCGATGGCAAGATGATGGTTGCGGGGAATTGCACGGTGTACAGCCTGTTCTCTTCGCACATGCTCGACCATTACAAGATGACCGATGCGCAGTGGAACAAGCTGGACAACGACTTGCGGCCCGACCTGTTTGGCCTGCCGTTTGGCCCGCTGCTTAGCGCAAAACCCGCGCCTGCACCAGAGACGCCACCTGCAGCCGGGTTGCTGGAGCCGGGACAAATTGAGGTGCGCGACCCGGTGACGGCGGCACCACAAGCGCCGCCCAGACCCGCGCCCCAGCCAGTGGCCGCGCCGGTAAAGCCCAAGCCTAAGCGGGCGAGCAACTTTGCATCAAACGAGTGGATGTCTCGACTTTGATGTAAAAAAGGCTTG